CTTTTATCTTTCTTTAAAAGAAATGGGGATAAGCGTATCGTACACTTTTCCGGAAATAACGTCGTAGAACTTTTCGTTTTTTCGGATAATCCACGATTCTTTCATATCGTTTTTAAGATGGTTTCCATCTTTATCCGAGAACGTCAAAACGTCTGAAATGCTCCAATCCTGAGGATATGCGGATACAGACAAACGATTATCGTTTTTTGGTTCTTGAGAGGTTTTTTCAATGCGTTGTCCGATAAAGTTGTTTATGCGCTCGCGTATGATGTAGGTTGTATTCAACCTGTTTTTAACGATGACCTCTCTAAAGAGCGCCAGCGTATGTTCGTAGAGCGCAGCGCCGCTAATCTGACGATACAGAAGCTCTTTTCGGATTGCCTTTGCGTTGATGAGATGGTTTGCAGGAACGTAGACCGATGATTCGTTCGTGATTTTGCATCCAGCCGGATATCCGAATTCTTCGTAGATTATTTTCAGTAGTTTGAGACAGTCTGATTTTTCCTGTCTCTTTTCAGCGGTTTTAATCGCCTTCTCGATATCGGCTTGATTGACAGCGTTTTTGGGATCATCCGTCATTACGCTCATTCTCCATGTACTTCTGGTGTTCGTAGTCGTCGCAGGGGCAACAGTCAATATGGTCATCCTGATACAGGAATTCAAACAACATCCACATTAAAACAACGCCTAACAATGCGATGAATCCGAGTGAAATGATTGCAACCAGAACCACTGTTTTTCCCTCTTTATAAATTTAAAGAAATGGGGGGAGCGAGGCATTGCTCCCCCAAGGACAGAGAGTATGAGGTAAATTAAATCAATAGCCGTCTTCGTCTTCCAAGACCGAATCTTCGTAGAAATACGAAATTTCCCGAATGATGTCTTTTGCGTTTTCAATCGTCATGAGCGATTGGTCCTTCAGATAGAGCGTCCACGGTTGACCGTTCATTTGCGATTCGTACAACGTAAAATTCGGGTGTTTGTTGACGTTATCGTAACTGCGATTCTTATCGTCACGCGCCATAAACCCATTGAAAACGGCTTCTTTCATGATTTCTTCACTGTAGGTCTGAAAGACGAGCAGGGGTTTGTACTGGGTTCCCATTTGTTTTCCTTTCAAACTCTAATTGCCTGTTGAATGACTGATAGAATGTGAATACATGTTTTTTTCCAATCTGGAAGATTTTTCTCATCTTTTTTCTTTTTTCTATAAATCTTTTCGAGTCCTCTGATGATATAGGCCATATCGGCTGACCGTTCCATCCATTCGAGAGTTTTTTCGCACGGCGTTAATTTTTCGAGGATTCTCGTTTCGTATATCTGGTCTTTGACTGCGATGTGATAGGCCATTGAAGTTTCTTCCGGATTTTCTTCGCGCCAGACTTTGCACAGTCTACACATGGTCATACTCTCCGAATCGATGTTCATGATAACAGATCAATCCTGAAAATCAAGCGTCAGAAGATTCGTTTGAGTTTCTTGTACTCGTTGGTCTCTTCTTGCCATTCGCCGCACCAGAATGCGGCTTGGACGATTGGAAACCGCATTTCCTGCGCTGGCGGATAGCGATGGCATTCTGAAGATAGTTTTGATTCTTTGAAAAAACGACAGAACTTGCAGATTTTGTATTTCGAGAATATGGGAAGATTCTGCATGACGTGTTTGTTGGACATTTCAAATCACCATCAATAGGAGGGCGGACAGACAGTAGGCGATGAATATTGTTTTAATTAGGTAACCTATATATTTTCGGCCTTTAAAGGGGCCTGAACAGTAGAGGATGAGCAATGGGAGCATGAGGAACATGTTCGCCAGTCCTGAGACGAACAGGATGCTTCCAACGACGTTTTGCGCTGGCGTAAAGTGCTGCATGAGGGTTCCTTTCAGCGTATTTCCGCATACCCTTCCGGATTCATTCTGACTTGGCTGAGGAGCTTGAGGAGCTTTGATTTGACGATTCGGTTCTCTTCATCGCTCATCGACAGGATGATGAAGTTGTGGAGGACTTCTTTTCGGATGAAGTCCAGCATGATGTAGCCGCCATCGACGAGACACTGTCGTTTTTTGGGCATTCTGGTTTCTCCTGTTAAGAAATATGTGTAAATCGTGTAACAAATTGCTTGACAAGAGTAACGATTTTTAGGGACTATATATATTAATAAACTTGGACGGTATGAGTGTGCTGGGTGGTTGGATTTGACGACATCTTCGGAGCGTAGCGTAGAACGTCGTTCTCCGGTGGGATTTATCCCGAACTTCGGAGCGAAGCGAAGAACTGAAGCGTGACTGAGCCCCGCGAAGGCCTTCTCTGAGGCGCAGCCGAAGACAGGAAGCAAGCTTGAACGACTGGGTTATTAATAATACCCAATCAGTTGTTTTTTCTGCTTTTTCTCGAATGTTAGGGGTTTTTATGTTTTTGGCTGTTATTGGAAAGATTTTTGGCTTTATTGACAACGAAATGGGTGTTTTTGGGGTGATTAATGACAATATTTTCTGTTTTTGGAAACTTTTCGGGTTGTTTGAATGTTTGTTTATTTCGATTCTTTCAGTCGGATTGTAACGCCGCAGACTTTGTAGGCTATCAGGGCTCCAATGAATGCGAATGACCCGTTGAAAACCTGATGAGCCGCTTGTAGTAGCAGTTTCTGAGCGTGTTGAAAGATGGCGTGTTCCATTGGTCCTCTCCGTTATTTGCGCCAGCGTATCGATTCGTACTTGGACGAATCCTGCCGGTTGTTTATATTTTGGTACTGATTGAACGCGATTCGTTCAAGACGGCTGGGGCCATTTAATAACCCCTACTGGATGAGACGAGTGGCGTTGATTTCGTTTTCGCAGTCGTCGCAGTACACGTCTGGAGGAAGCGGCTTCTGGATGGGCTGAGGGCCGTGTCCTTCAAACAACAGGCGGTCGTCTGGAATGTTGTAGACGTCGATGAGTTCAGAGTCTGTCGCTGGCGTACGGCCCGTTTCACGAATGAAGTCGAGTTCCCGTTTCTCGCAGGCTGCGTCGCCTTCGCAAAAGGACAGGTAGTTTCCGTTTTTGTTGGCGAGTTCGTTGATGGATTTAATGGCGGGATTTTGCATGACCAGATGTTGGATGGTGAATCCGATAATAATCATGACGACAACGAGCAGGATGAATCCTTTGATGAATGATTTGTCGATTTTTAGAATTCCTTTCATGATGGCGTTCCGTCTGGAAAATTCGTGTACTTATTATATTCTTCCTGTTTTGGATGATTTCTTTTCCATTCAGCGCGTTCTATTTTTGTTCTTTTTTCGAGAGTGAATTTGTAGGATGTCGCGCATTCGTGGCAGAGGGCTGCGACGAGGGCGGCTTCTCCGTAATTGACTTCAACGTCGTAGAACAGTTTTTTGTAGCAGTGGTTACATTTTTTGTAATCAATGCCGGACATGGTTGTTATTCCTCTGACGTTAGGGATTTAATCAAATCGCAATGCAGATGGAAGTCGTGGCATCCTCTGAAATCTTGTAGTTGTTTGTCCATTGCGCCGCACAGGACGCATATTTTGATTGTTCTTGTAATGCCGTTCGCATCGAGATATTTTCTGTCTCTGATGGAGTGTCCTTCATACTCGCTCATTTTGATTCTCCTGAATTCAGATTAAAAATCTGAGCGCTTCGCCCAAATAGGTGAATTCTTCCGGATTTCTGACTTTAATCAGTCCAATTGAGGTTATCAGGATTTCTTCTTTCAGGTATTGTTCGATTGTTTCTTCTCCAAATTTTTCGCATGCTGCTCGGTAGTCCATCGAGTGGCCATTGTGCGACCAGACCCAGAAGTCCAGATAGAACCGGAATGATTTTGCGTTTTTGAACACTTTACTTCTCCAGTTGCGTTTGGCACGGATAGCACATTCGGCCTTTTGTGGAGGCTTCTCGCAATGTCATATCGATGCATCGTTTGCATTTGACGGCCCATTCGCAATCGGGCAGGTGGTAGATGAAGGAGGCGGGATTAAACCGCACGATGGTCTCTGACAGTTCGCCAGACAGCACCGTGCGGCTCCCGGATGTTGAGGTGATGGTTACTGGTTCGAGGAGATGTTGTTGTCGCCGTTGAGCTGCTTGACCAGCTCTTGCAGTTGGGGAATCAGTTTCGAGGCCAGCGGGCTCAAGTCCTTGTTGGACCGTTGCAGGCTGTTCAGGTTGCGGATGAGACGGTTTGCGTTTCCCACGGCGTTGTATTCGTTCATGGCGGCGTAGGCTGCGGTACGGCCTTCGCGGGTCGATGGGTCGAAGGTCAGTTTGTCGGCTTGAGCCATGGGGGTGAGGATGAGAATGGCCGAAATGGCAGTGAGAATCATGCTTTTCATTTGTTTTGGTCCTTTCGTGTTTTCGTAAACGGTTATAATGACAATGTTTTTTGGAATGAACTGTGTCAGAAATGATTGGTTCGTGGGTCGAAGCGATTCGGCTCTACTGTTTTTTGTTCATGAAATTGGTGATCATTTCAGCGAAGTGTTCATCCATGAATTCTGGCGATGACTGTTTGAGTTTTTTTACTGTTTTATTTATGTCGTGTCTTACTTTGAATTTTTTGAAGGTTTTTTTGAGTTTTTGGATGAATTTTTCTATTTCGAACACTATGTACATTTTTCGTCTTCTTTCTGGATAAAAAAAGGGCTGATGATTGCTCACCAGCCCGAGAGGGAGTGTGTGTTGTAGAAACGGACAGAGAGAGAGGATGGCCTTTCGGCCACCCCCTCATTGGGATTTAGCGGTGCAGGATGGTCACGCCCTTCTGGGCTGCGAACTCGTCCATGGCTCGTTCATTGTCGGTCTTGGCGTACGTGGTGCGGGGACGGACGCCCTCGAACTCATCGCGGTCGGCTTGGGTGCCGCTGTAGAGGGCTCGGCGTTCTTTGCGTTCAGCGTCGATGCGGGCGTACTTGCTCAGTTGTTCATCGGTCAGCTTGAGTGAGGTTACGATGTTTTTGAGGATGCTGAGCTGTTCTTGCACGGGCTTCCAGTCGAGCATCGGAGTGCCGTCCTGTTTGATGTAGTTGGTGGGACCGTTGTGCAGTTGCAGGATGACGCGCGACCAGTAGTAGTTGTACTTCCCATAATCACCACACAAAACCTTGAACTTATACCAAAACGCGCCATGGATTGCTGAGCGGAGCATTTCCAGTTCGTTGCCCTGATTCATTGCCTGTTCGTCTGCGCCTTCGGCGAATGCGGATTCAAGGTCCGCCAAGATGGAGTCCTCTTTGCGTTTCATTTGGATGTTCCTTTTCGCATCGGCCTGTCTGGCCACGAATACGCGTCACAACGGATTCGCCTACGGAATCAATATGCAGTTTGGATATGCTGCTGAATGAAGAAGGAAAGAGATGGACTTGGAACGCGGGCGACGGCAGTATATCCAAATTGCGTGTTGTTGCGGCTGGCGGAGACGTTGTAGCGTTGATGAGTGGTCAGCAAGGACGAGGTGAAAAGGGACGGTCTGAATGGAGCGCGGAGAGGACGCAGGCTGTCGGCTGACTGAGAAGCCTTATTTGACGGAGACGCATGGGGCAATGGATTAGGGTAACGGACTGGACACGCTCTGCTCTACCATGCCATGGGGCTTTTGCGTACGAGGGCAAGGCCTTGGGTAACGGATACGAGAGGTACGCGCTCTGGTTGCGCTTCATCCTGCGACTGCGCAATGGGCCTGCCTGCTGCGTCGAACGGGATGACGTACTGAGGCTTGGATGGATGCACGCACGCATGGATGGGTCAGCATCCTCAAGGACACCGTGGCCTCATGCTCAGGGTGAGGGATGGATGACTGAGCGGGTACGGCTGCGTTGAGGCTGTGGGTAAAGGATGACGGGCTCTATCAACAGGGGCTCGCTGGCTGAACGGGATGAGAATGAGAGGGCGTGCGGCCCTGCGTTCATGTATGAGAAGACAGATGAGGGATGAGTTGTGGATGAGTGCGTAGCCTGTGAGGGCGTGGCTGGCCTGATGAGGGAAGGACTGATGAGGATGTGGCTGAAGGACAGAGTAGCGGGTCTGGCCGTGGAGGATGGAGTGAGGCGGGCGAGGGGAGCGGGGCGAGGGGGGGAGGCGATCCTCCCAGCCAAACCGGCCATAGCGCAAACAAGGGGTTATTGTGACTTCTCGACGCCGCCTTGCGTACTGCCCGCTGTTGCTTGCTGCTGGCTGTTCACGGGTGGGTGGGTGAGGCCAAGAGCGCGCCGGTGTGTTGTTCGGGGTGTATCCTAATGGCGGGGTATGGGATGGTGGGTGGGTTATAGCCTGATTTTCTGCGCAATACTTTTCTGTCCGTATTCAAAAGGGCTGATTTTTCGTTCAAAAGGCTGATGACCCAACGCTCCGGAGAATACGTACTTGGATGTTTGACAGAGTAATGAATATCATGGAGTATAAACGGTATGATTGAGATAAAGGAAGTCGCGAAGACGGAAGGACTGGCGTTGAAGTCAGTTTATAACGTGTTGTCAGCGATTAGGGATTGCGAGCCGAAGGTTTGGAGAGGCTGGCAGTTTAAGCAAATCGGAAGAAGATGGTATGCCGAAAAGGGTTCGATGCCAGATAAAGAAGCAGGACGGGACGGACTGCGAGAGATGGGCGAAGTACAGGGTGCTGGAGCCGGCGATATGGGTGTGCGGGATGCACAAGAGGGGGATACAGAGGAAGGAACAGTCGGACAGGAACAGGGAGAAGAGGACGCAGTTCCGCAAGAGAGCGAAGTTAAAGAAGCTGGAGAAGATACGAAAACGGCTGGGTGCTGTTAAATGCGCTTTTTCGACGAAAACGGGCGATTTGTGTCAGGGGAAGGTGACCAAAAAGCTCGAAGATGGAAGGATGTGCTGCTGGTATCACTACAAGTCGCTTGAAAGAGCCAGTGATACGGACACGGTTTTACTGGAGACGATGAGCGTCGATACGCTGATGGAAAAGCGGATAAAACCGCTGAAGGGTTCCAGAAACGACGTCAGAAGGGTGATTAACTTGCCGGATATTGATGACCAACTGGAAAAACTGGATGAGCTGGCTGACAAGATGGATGACGGCCGGGTCAGATTCCGGAAGGAAAATGATATCAACACGGACCCGAATACTGGGTCTGGGGTTAGAAAGTCGGCGTTTTACGGCATTGACGTGGAATATTACACGCCAGAGTTTAAATATGACTACGTGTATATGCTGATGAAGGCGATACGACGGGCTGAGGCTCAGGTGAATATCTACTATCAGCAACTCAGACGGATTGAGGAAGAAGAGGCGGAGCTGAAAAGCACGGACCGCTCCGGGACCATGGCGACGGAAAATGGATTGGTGGAATTCAAGAACAGGGAAGTCAGACACTCGGTGCCTGTTGAGCTGAAACTGAAGCTGATGGACAACCTGACCAAGGCGGAGTCCCATTACGCCAAACTGCTGAAACAATTGCAGGAATTGCCCCTGATTGCCCTCATGGTCCTTAGGAAGATGGGCGTCAAATGGGATAGGGACGCCGCTATGATGATTATTAACAAGATTGAGAAGCAGGAAGGACAGGTTCTGACGGACTTCGGCGTGATTAATGCGGATGACACGCCGAAAATTGGGCTGGAAACGATGTCTGAGCTGGTGCAACAAGACCCGCAAATGGCGAAAAGTTTTAGGAGACTTGCGACTGATGACGACTGGTGATGACCCGCTGAATGATATATTCCCCAATACCATTGCGCTAGCGACGTCTCAACGGGATAGGCTGTTTGAAATGCGCAAACAGACCTGCGAGAACGCACTGAACCTGATGATGAAAAAGAATCAGGACTACGGAATGCGGAAAGATGCGCTGGCGAACTTTAGACGGCATGGACCGGCTGGAATCTGCGTGCGGATACACGATAAGTTCTGCCGGATAGAGTCGTTTCTGGAAAAAGGCTTCAACGCCGTTAAAGACGAAACGGTCGATGACACGATTGATGACGTGATTAACTACGCAATCCTGCTTAAATTCATGATTTCAGAGGAGAAAAACGGTGGAGTATAAACACGAATCGCCCTACTCGACGATGATGGCTCAGCAAATTATGATGAGCCTCATTTCTGATGACCTCGAATTGTCGCAACGACACGAAATACCCGTCGAAGAACGCGTCAAAATTCGGTTTAATGCGCTGAAACGACAAATGATTAGCCTGAAAGAACAACTCGCTGAAATGAAAGAAGAACTGAAGGAAAAAGAACAGGACTTGAAACACGTCTGCTGGATGCTCGCTAAACAGGTCGCGAAAGAATCAGTGAAAACGCCCCTGATGTTCGATTGATGGAATTTATTGAAGACAAAGTCAGAGAATACCTTCTGGGAGATACCGGCGGAAAACGATTTCCCGTCGGCGATCCCCCTACCCTGAAATCATTCGTCCAGAAAGTCCTCGGACCTCATGTGCGACTCTGGAAAATGCAAAAACTGATTCTGAAAACGATTATTAATACCGGAACGCAATTCCCCCACCTGCCCCTTACGCCAGCGGAACAAGCTGAACTGGACCAGATGATTGAAAACGGGAAAAATCCGGAAGGAGACGCAAAGTATAAACAGGCCGTCGTTCGGCACAACCCAAAATCAAAATCGCCGCTCGTTGTCCTCCTCCTGATTGGACGGGGCGGCTCCAAGTCCTTTATGTGTTCCCTGCTCGTCTCCTACTTCATTCGGTTCCTCCTGTCGTTTAAAGACCCCCACAGATGGTTTGGACTCGCCAAAACAAAACCAATCGCAATCCAATGCCTCGCCGGTAAGCAAGACCAAGCCGTCTCCCTCTTTCGGTCCGTTAAAACGCATGTGCGCAACGACGACGACATGGCCGGATGCTTCGATGAACTCAAAGAATCCATCAACTTCGGCAACGTCGTTGAAGCCCGCGCCTACACATCGAACGCCAATACCGTCAGGGGCGAAGATACCTTCTGCTACTATCACGAAGAAACCGCCTTCTGCCACGAAGACAACCCGGAGTCAGAAAAGTCGTTTACCCAATGCTACGTCGCAATCGGTCCCGCCGTTAAAAACAGGTTCGGCAAACTCGGCATCATGCTGTTCGCCTCGTCAGCGGGTCTCAAAATCGGCAAAACCTACCAGCTCTATCGCCAGATTAAAAATGGGCTGATTCAAAACTGCGTCATGTTCCAGCTCGCTATCTGGGAAATCAATCCAAAATACGCCAGCAAGGAAGACTTCAGTCAGGAATACGACGAAGACCCTATTACGGCGGACGCGGAACACGGAAGCCAGTTCGTGGACGCCATGAACGTCTTCCTGTCTGAACAGGAAATCAATCGCGCCGTAAATCGCAAAGCGACGAAACAACTGGCCGGACGCCCAGAGCGGGAATACTGGATACGGATTGACCCATCCAGAAAACATGACCGGTACGCGCTGGCCCTCGGACACAAGGAATATCGCAACGAGAATGGACGCGAGCGCATCGTCGCCGTTGTGGACTATATCCACTACTGGCAAGCCGTCTGGAAAGACCGCGATGGCAATGAACTGTACAAACCGTCAGCGAGCCAAAAACTGAATGCGGTCTGTACGCCCGTTAACCCGCAAATGGTCCTCGCCCATATCGAAGACCTCATGGAGAAATTCAACGTCATTGGCGTCAGCTCAGACCAGTTTGAATCCCAGTACATCGTGGACGAGCTGAACGAACGATACGGGTCAGAGGACGACCCGTTCGGGTTCATCATCCCGATTACCGAAAAACTCAACTGGCTCGCCTATCGCAACCTGAAAAAACTCATCAACATCGACTGCGTTGAAACCTACCCGGAAATGGCGTTTATAGAAGAAGCGCGCGTCGCCATGCGGTACAACAAGAACAAACCCGTTGAAACGAAACCGGATGACCTGTTTACCGGCATGGAAGACGAAGAGGGCGAAGACAAGGTTGATTTGCCAAACCTGATATATTCAGTCGCAGCGCCTCGCTCTGGACTCGTTAAAACGGATGACGTTCTCGACGCGGTCACTTTCCTGATTTGGGATATGATGACAAACGCCAAAATGGGCGTCAGCGGCCTTGATTTATTAACCGCAGGCGTCCACAAGAAAGAACAGGGTATAATGGGGAATGGGCGAAAGACGTCTGATTTGCGGATTGTCAAACCGGATAGCCCTCTGCTGGAGCTTCCTGAAAAATGGTGAACTGGTTTTCAAGATTTTTCGCGAAAAAAGAACCAGCAAAGTCTGACTGGTTTGGCGAACGGCTTCAAACTGAAAATACGCTGCTCCAGTTAATCAACAAGGAATTCCCATTCGACTCGGGCCTTTTGACTTCAACAGGTCGCTCGTCTCTGGAAGAACGGGAAGGGCTTGAAATTTTTGAGGAAATATCCAGAGACCCTCAGGTTGTAGCGGCCTACACGCTGAAACGCAACGCCATCGTTTCGGAGCGCTGGCGCGTAACCCCTGCAAGCGAAAGCGCTCAGGACGTCGAAATCGCTGAATTCGTCAGATGGACGCTTGATAACCTGTTTGGCGACAAGGCCATTGGTCTCAGGCCTATTATGTCCGCCTGTCTGTACGGACGGTCTGTCTGCGAGTCCGTCTTTTCATTCGTGGACGGCGGTCCGCACAAGGGAAGCTATACGATTGAAAAGCTGAAACCGAAAAACATCGGCGTTATCGGATTTTCTCTGGACAGATTCAACAACATTACGTCGCTGAACGTCTCTGACTACCTCGGAAACAGGTCCAGCATCAACCCCTATCGGGCGGTTATCTATTCGTGGAATGGCGAGTTTGACAACCCGTACGGCAAGCCGGACCTGTGCAGCGTCTATCCATGGTGGTGGGCCAAGAAGACGTTCTACAAATACGCCCTCGTTTATGGCGATAAATACGCCTCCCCGATTCCGAACTTTAAAGTGGAACGGAAACTGTCCGCTGAAGAGGAAGAGAAACTCAAAACCGCCGCCAAAAACTTCCATATCTCAAACTACTTTATGACCCCAAAAGGCGTTGAGCTTGAACTCCTTCAGTCGTCAGGGACTGGCGGCGCGTATTATATTCAGGCGATTAACTCACTGTGCGACGCGCAAATCGCTCGCGCCATCCTGTCCCAAACGCTGACGACGAACGAAAATAGCAAGACCGGTACGTTTTCGCAGGCGCAGGTTCATCAGGATACGCTCGGGAAGGTTCTTGAAGAAATCAGGAACGACATAGAACAAAATGTCGTTGAAAAACAAATCATACGACGTCTGGTTGATATCAATTATCCGGGCGTCTACGACTACCCAAGCTTCAAATTCGATATCGTCAGCCCTGAATCGCTCTCAGCGCTGGCGACGGCGATAGAGCTTTTGTGCAATACGCAGGACGATTTCGGGAACCGTATCGTAGACCCGAAAGAACCTTGGATTCGTGATTTTATGATGCTGCCGAAGCGGGACGAGAAACAGTTTCCGCTCGCGACGAAAATGCCGGAGCATCGAAAACTGGAACCAACCGCCAGTCAGCCCGGGGGCAAAACGAAATGAACAGGGCTACAATGACCGAAAAGCTGGTACAGGTTGAAGAAGAAATATCTTCAATCGCCAAAACGCTTGAGAACCCTGAAAATCATTCTGAAAATTGTGAATCGTGCGTCAGAAAGAACGTTTGCGAGTCTGAAATCAAAATTCTTGAGAACATAGCGCTGGTTTTGAAGGATATTTTGGGTTGTCAACAGCAGTATAATGGTATAATTGCCGATAGAAGAAAATGAAAACAAGAAAGTAGTCATGCCGCATAAACAGCAAATCAAGTGGTATTCAATGTCAGCGAAAGGGAAAACCGCTGATATTTCGATTTACGAGCAAATCGGGTCCAGTTTTTTTGAAGACGGCGTGACGGCGAAATCATTTGAGAAAGATTTACGCGCCCTTGGCGACGTTACTCAAATCAACCTCAGCATGAACAGTCCCGGCGGTTCCGTATTTGAAGGCGTCAGCATCTACAACATGCTGTCTGCGCACAAGGCGAAAGTGGTCGTAACGATAAATGGTCTTGCGGCCAGTATCGCCAGCGTAATCGCCATGGCGGGCGACGAAATCATCATGCCTGAGAATTCCATGATGATGATTCACAATCCATGGAGCGTGTCCGTCGGAGACGCGAATAAAATGCGAAAAGAAGCCGACACGATGGATAAAATAAAAGAATCCATCATGACGACTTACGAATCCAGAACGGGCCAGTCCAGACAAAAAATTACTGATATGATGGATGAAGAAACATGGATGACGGCCCAAGAAGCGAAAGACCTCGGATTCGCCGATTCGGTTTCCAAGCCTGTTAAAATGGCCGCCATGTTTCAAAATCTTGGCGATTATCGGAACACGCCATGGGCGCAACTCGCCGCAAAATCTCATCTGACGCCAATATCAATGATGAAAGAGGAGTCTATTAAAATGCCGGAACCCGCAGCCAAAACGGAACCCGTCATCCAGATGTCTCAGGAGCAATTTGACGAAGCCATCGCAAAGGCCGTCAAAGCCAACGTTGGTCCTGAATTGCAGCGTCTCAACGAGATGCGCGCCAAACAAACCAGCGAAAAACTGTTTTCGTTCGTTCAGAACGGGCACATCACGCCGGCGCAATGCAAACTGATGGATTCGCTCGCGTCTCAACTGATGGCGTCTCAGGAAACGCTGAACTGGAGCCTGAACGAAGACGGTTCGGACAAACGCTCCGGCTCTCCGATTGACGCTCTGATGGCGCTTGCGTCCACCATGAAGCATGATTTGCTGTCGGAAGCGATTGACGCTCAGGACGTCACGATTAACCCCGCCCGTCCGTCGTCTGCGCAAAAGCCGAAACCCAAAAAACCGTGTTCGTGGGAGCCTGATATGAGCGCCATGGAAGAGCGGTTTGAAGGGTGTCCCGACGCCTACGTCATGGATCAGTACATCCAGAAGGTTCTCGCCCCTGAACATCCGCAAGCGAAGTACGCCGAGCTGGTTGCGATGGCGCAAAAAGACGAGGCCCTTCGGGAAATTCTGAAACAGTATTCGTAAGCCCGACGCAGGGTACAGAAAAGGAGAGAAACAATGCCCGCATCGCAACCGAGTAATCAGGCGTTTACCCTGCTGTCAGCAGCGGCGGTAACGATGAATACGCTGGGGATCGTGAACTCGTCTGGTCTGGTCGCGACCGCCACGGTTGGCGACGACTTTGACGGCGTCATCCTGAACGGAACCAGCGCCGCGAGTCAGGAAGTGTCGCTTGATCCAAAAGGGACGCTTGGAAACCTGACCATTGTCGGGACGTGTTCCGCTGGCGACCTCTTGCAACCGGCGGCCTCTGGTTCGGTCAAAAAATACGTGGGTCAGGCGTCCAAAACGTTGACTGTCGCTAACGCGACGGACATCTGGACTTCAGCGGCTCATGGTTTTGTGAGCGGCGAGGCGGTTCGTCTGACAAACTCTGGCGGCGCGCTCCCTGCCGGCACGGACGCGGTCACCACGTACTTCGTTGGCAAAATCGACGCAGATACGTTTTACCTGTACGACACGCTTGCCAATGCGCTTGCGGGCGGGGCGACAGGTCGCGTGAACGCCACTGGCGACGGCACGGGGACGCATTCGGTTCGTCTGTACGGCAACCAGCACATCGTTGGAAAAGCGGTTGAGGCGGCGACGACGACCGGTCAAAAAGTAGGCGTCCTGCTGAACAAGCGCCATCTGATTCTTCCGTAGCGTTACAGGCATACAGGATAAAGAGACAGGAGCAGACAAATGCCGATTCAAAAGCAAGCCGACGTCCATGTTGACGCAGTTTTAAGCAACCTGTTGCTCGATTATGGCCGTGCGGACATGATCGGCAACAGGGTCCTGCCGAAAATCACGGTCGAGAAGGACACCGGCAAATACTACCTGTGGGCTCGCAACAACATCAACATTTCGGGCCTGATCACCCGTCGCGATGACCGTGGCAAGGCGAACGAAATCACGCTGGACGTGTCGCTTGACAACTACAGCATGGAACAGCACGCCCTGCGCGACTTTCTGTCGGATACCATTCGCAAGAACGCCGACAGCGTCCTGAACATCCGTCAACGTTACGCTCAGCAAGTTGTAGACGTGATGGACCTGACCAAGGAACTCGCGATTCGCAACACGGTGTTTAATACGGCCAACTATCCGGCAGCGAACAAGACTACGCTGACGGGTAACGATCGTTGGAACCAGATTGCGCAGGCGAACTCAGATCCTCAGGAAGACATCGCCAACGCGCAGTTGGTGGTATTGAAAGAGGCTGGCGTTTGGCCGTCTACGCTGGTGATGGGCGTTGAGTTGTATCAGAAATTGCGTCGTCACGCCAAAATCCTCGCTTCGATGCAGTATGTATCGCGAACCGGGATTGAGTACGTGACGGACGCCGAGTTGATGAACTATCTTGGCGTGACGAAACTGATTGTCGGTAAAGCGCTATACAACCAGTCGGTTGAAGGCGCGACGGCCAGTAACGCGTTCGTCTGGAGTAACAGCGCGCTGTTGATGTACGAACCTCCCGCTGGCGGTGGGATGGGCATCCCGGCGTTTGGTTACGAGTTCAACCCGTCGCACACGCCTCGTACGGTATCCCGTTACATGGAAAACGGTCTGAACGGCGAATGGGTGGAAGTCAACGAGAAGCGGTTTATGAAACTGACCTTCCCGGCGGCTGGCTTCCTGTTCGACGGCGCTGACGGAGCCGCGTAATGCCTTTGCCCGGACAACAAGAGCTAACAGACGCTAATGGCGTAGATACGTCGAACGCTTCGGTGACGGCGATATCTGCGCCCGCGTCCGGGCTGAGAATCAAAATCTTTCATCTGTTCCTGAACGTCAAGACGGCGGATGATATTATCCTGAAGAGCGGTTCTACCGAGCGTCGGCGCTTCTATCTGGGGGATACGTCAGGCGCTATTATCGACTTCGGGACTCATCCGCTTGTTCTGGGAGCGGCGGAAGCGTTGGTTCTGACGAAGGTGACGGGCGCAACAACGCCGTTGTCTTACGCCATTCAGTATACAGTTGAGGCATAGACCCCGACTGTAAGGGAGTCATGATGCCCGGTTTCATCACCACTGGAGATAACGTGGGACCGTTTCTGTCGAGCGGCTCTTCTGTTTATTCTCTTCCGTGGCGTTGTTTTTTCAAAACGACGTATGGGCTGTCTTTGGACGGAAATGGCGACGTTAACGGATGGGCGGACCGTAAGGGGAATTCGACATGGACGGCGACTGGGAACGGCCCCAGCGTATCCTCTGAAAAGCGACTGAACGGGAAGCCGATTTTAAGGTTTGACACGGCCAACGCAGAGTCTGCCGTTATCGCTTCATTCGGAAACCTGACCGCAACCCAGCACTATCTGGCGTTCGTTTGGGCTCCTCTGCTGAGTGACGCCAATACGCACTATTTTCTGGATTCGAACCAGAGTTCAAACAGAATCAACGCGTCCATGAGTGTTCAGACGTCTGGTCCAAAAAGATACGCGACATACGACGGGACGACGCTGAAGAACGCGACAAACGCGATGGAATACGGATTTCGGTTCACCGAGTTCTATATGAATGGAACATCGTGGAACGTGTACGAAAACGGTTCAGCGGTCGCTGGCATGTCATCAACGTCTCTTTCGCGCGTCATGGCGACGTCTGTTGGATTTGGCAGAACCTCTGCGTCTGCGACGGCTACGTTTGATGGTTATCTGGCCATGTTCGGATACGCTCAGGCTGGAGGCGTTACGCCGGCGTCAAACCTGACGAATACGCTTTTTTCTCAATACGCCATGGGGACGGAGCTTATTTTTGACGGCGATTCATATGTTGCGGGCGGTGGATCCAATCCGCCAGCGACCAATATTGTTCAGGACATCATGTCCGATTACAAAAATTACTACTACTCGTTCAATAGCGGGCACGGGTCTCATAAATTTTCGGATATGGAGACAGAGGCGCAAACGCAAATAGACACAAGAGCCGCCAGCGCGTACAGAAAGCCGATATTGATTATCTGGTGCGGGTATAACGACGCGGCGAACCTGTCTCTTTCTCAGGGGGACTTGTACAACTCGCTGACGAGTTATATTACGAACCGCAGGGCTGTAAAATCGTTTAGCAGGGTTCTTGTCGTTGTCCCTCCCGCTGCTCTGAATAGCGGCGTCATGACTGATATAACGGTATACAGGAACGACTTGTTGGCGAATATACAGGGACTGAACAACAGTGGAATTGATATTGTTGATACGTGGCAGAACAGCCTGTTTTCAACAAGCGGATGCTGGAACAATACGACGTATTATCAAACGGATACGATTCATCTGACGAAAGCTGGAAACGACCTGATTCGCGCAATGATTGAATCGAAATTAAATCTTCCAATAACGACATATTAGAGGACTCGACATGCCTTATTACGTTGAAAAATCATGCAAAATAGGCCCCGGCATTTACGCAAATGAGGGCGACGTCATTGAAGATGGCGTTATTGACGACGAGAAATTAAAAGTTTTGATTGATCAGTTTTGCATTTCAAAAATAAATCCGCTTCCATGGTTCGTTAAGCAGACGAATCCAGAGTACATTGGGACGGTTCGCGCGCTTGACGAGCGAAAGATGGAAGAGCTGGAACCAGAAGAAGCAAAGCCAGAAGAGCCTGAAAACCAGAAGAAGAAGTCCAGAAAGAAGACTGACTGATGGCCTATACGACGCCAGCGCAGGTTAAGCGAGAGCTGACCTACAACTATCAGAAAGGCGCAGACAAAAAGCTGACGGAAGACGGCTACGTTTCCGTTTCCGGTTCTTTTGACGAGACGGCTTTTCTGACGTTTTTCATCAATCAGACGGCGTCTTTTATCGATGCGTATCTATCCCCTGTTGGGACAGGTCCATTCGTTTATAACGGAATGCTGGACAAAATAAACAAATCTCTGGCGACTTATGAGATTGAGACTTATCTGGTTTCAGCCAGTTCAGACCGGGTGGTTTCGGTCAGTATTTTCGCCATGTACAAACAGGCGATGGTGATGCTGGACAAGATTGTCGCCGGTGATTTGATTCTGACGCCGGAGTCCGTTGCGGCGGACCAAGGGACGGTTCGTCTGATTGAACCTGATGACGATGGCGCAACGTTGGATATTGGCGATATAGAGGAATTCATCCTTCTTGGCGGAAGCGCTGACAGCGAGGAAATTCCAGAATGACGGGCCATCGCCTGACGCTGGACGCCATCGCCGATTATATCGTTGAGCGTATTGATGACGAGGTGGTCAACGGCTTGTCGTACAAGGGCGTTTTGCCGCCTATCAATACGAGAGAAGACTATCTCAACTTCCCAACGTCTCTCTATCCGTTCGCTGGCGTCGCTCTGAAAAGTATCAGTTATACGGACGAGTCTCTTGGCAAGACGTTTCCGACATGGAGAATACAGGTTATTTATTCTGGTCGAGACAGTGGAATCCAGCCAGATGAAATCACTGACGACATGTTGGACCTTACAACGCAGATAGAAGCGATTTTAATTGATACAATAAGAGGAGACCGGTTCGGGCTCCCCAATCTTGTAATGGGCGGGACGCTCGTCGGAATGAGCATGGAGCCAAGCTTCTACTCGTCGGTCGATCGAAATCGAAAAGCTTTTACAATCGCGTATTTCGTCGTTGACCTGTATTTTGGAGGCGTCTGATGTTTTTCTTCTACAGCGGAAATGAACCGGTTGACGTCGTTGTGCCCGGAGAGCAGTACGCATTTCGAGTTGAGCCAAGCGATCGGGGCCAGAAAACGACGAACGAAAAACTGTATGACTTCCTGTTTTCAGACCTGAATCCAAAACGCGCCATGTTTTACAAGGCGTTTGGCTTTGCTCCGGACGTTCAGGGGTCTGTTCCGGTTCCAGAAGAAAATGAAAGCCATGGAGGCGATGACGAATAATGGGATACTCGAACGCTAAATTTGCGATTTGTCGTCAGAAACAGACGGACAAAGATACGCAGAACACGGCTGAAATGATTCGTCTTCCGTTTTTGTATGGTCCCGGAGCGGGGTTCGACGTATCGCCAGATGCGGATACATACGGAGACGTCGTTGACCCGAACTTTGAGTCCTCCAAGACCCAGATTCTGGGCGCTGTCGTTCAGGGCGGGATTGAAGTGCCGGCGGATGCGGACTTTCTGGCGCTCATGATCGGGACCATGCTGGGCTCGATTACGACCAGCAACCCAACGACTGGCGTTTATCAACACGTCATTGAACCCACCAGCTCATCGACGCCAAACTTCCACACTATCCTGTATTCGGATGGCACATGCGACAACCGGATTGTCGGGGCTGTTCCGACGCAGGTTGGTTTCGGCGCAGACTTCAGAAACAAGCGTATGAACGCTAGCGTCGGTTTCACGGCGATTCGGATGGAAGACAATGACGGGACGAACGCCAAGACGGTAACAGTCGTCAACGCAACCGACATCTGGACGGCTACAGGTCACGGATTTACGGATGGAGAAGCGGTCAAGCTGTCGAACTCTGGAGGCGCGCTTCCTGCCGGCTCAAGCGCTTCTGCGGTTTATTACGTCGAAGTGATTGACGCCAACACGTTCTATCTCCACACGTCATACACGGGCGCTATCAACAAACTGACCAGCGACCTTCTGAACGTAACGGACGATGGGACCGGGACACAGACTGCAACCAAGGTTATTGTTTCGTACCCAACCCAGAGCGATATCAATCCGTTCCACTTCGTTACCACGGGCGCATTGCTGACCATCAATACCAATGGCGGCGGCGCAGTGGATTACACGACCAGTTGGGCCGGGTTCGCCTACTCGCTTCAGGATTCCATTTCCGCTGAACAACGGGCCGGCTCAAACACCCTGCGCGTTATCGAACGGGTAGACCGTCGTCAGAGCCTGTCTCTGGTGCTGGACTACGCCAACACGACGTTCAAGGATCTGGTGCGAGACTATCAGAAGAAGAGCGACCCGGATGAATTTGAAATCATTCTGAAGCTTCAGGGAAAACTGATTGGCGCAACGACCCACTACTTCACGATGCAGGCGCAATTCTACAACTGCAACCTGATTGCTCATGACTATGCGCATACGCCTGAAATCGCAAAACAGACGCTCGCGTTTTCGGTTAACCATGACGTTTCCGCTGGGAAATCGGTGACATGGACAATCAAAAATGATATTGATGGCTACCTAACATAATCTAACTCCTACTCGATTTTTCATGTCAAAAGACTCTACATGCCAAACTGTGGAGTCTTTTTTTTATGTGCTATACTTCATGAAGTTATTGGTTTTAGGAGTTAAAGATGGCGCGTTTCAATTTCACGCAGGTCAAGAACCCTGTCGAATCGTCTATGACCTTTCGGGACGTGACGTTCAGACTTTGCCCCGTTGATACCGGCTTTGCGTTTGACGGAAAGCGGTACGAGGGAATGGTCGTTACCGGTAGGATAGATGACGCCAGAGAGATGCAGTTTCGTCTGGGCGTCAATCGCGTTATCGGATGGAGCGGTATTTGCGACGAGAATGGAAACGATGTCGAATTCACGCCAGAGAATTTCGCCGCGTTCGTTCGGCTGGTTGAGTCCATTGATTACGTGATGGCGGTTGGCGAGCAGACGCTGATTGACCTGAATATTCTTCAAAGTCCGGCGAAGACTTCGGAGCCTGTGACGCCCGCAAAAAAGCGCAAGGAGCTGATCGGCCCGCCAGAACCATCCGACAGCAGTACGACGACGCCATAAGGATCCGCAGAGGGTTTGACGACCGCGCCAAGGATTACGGCGTGGAGATTGACTCATGCGCGCAATGCCCTGCCCCGAAAGAGGTTGGGATGACGTACGAGAAGCTTCCATGCAGAGGCTGCATTGAGTACGGCTGCGATGTCGCCAGAGTCGAGCCGCCTGACGGTTATTTTGACTGGATACTGACGTGCTACACGTTAGCGCAATCAGGGTTTAGAATAGAGAATAACCAGTTGTCTCTGGACGAATGGAAGGATCTCGGCATGATGAAATCGCTGTTGGAGGCGAAGAAGGATCGAGATAACCTTTCCATGGTGTCGCACGAGATGGTGGACGCTTTCGTCAAAATGCGCGGGACGACTCGATGAGTTTTTTCAACGGCGGAAATCCAGACATTGGGTTTTACTACTCGAACAGGCTGTACAACGGCATTGGCGGCGGCAGTAGTTTTTATGACAACATCCAGACGAAACTGCCTTTGCGAGACCCGCTGACAGGACGATTTATCAGAACGTCTCCCCCGTCTGGTTTTTTTAGAGAGCAAGCGATTCAGGCTCCAGAGCTGCCGGGACTGACTGGTGGAACCGCTCGGCAGTTGAACCTGTTCAATCAACGTCCGGCAAATATTGGAAATACGCTGGGTTCATCATATGGCGGGTATAGATACATTCCCTCATATGGCCTTCAGGGTGATTTATTCAAGAGCGGATATGGATTTTCTGGAGCCCAGACAAATTATTCATCTGTATTTTCTTCTTCTGACGTTTCGCTTGCTCCCGTTTCAAGATTTAGAACATTCTCAGACACGTATTCAAAAAGTATTAATTCTCTTCTGTATTCAAGAAGGATTGCGGCTGGCGTTGGGCTTCTTGGCGCTGCATACGGCGACCCGAAATTCAATGAAAACGTTCTGGTTCCGTCTGTCGTTGGCGGCGTTGGCGGAAAACTGGTTCAGAACTTTGGCGTCACGCCTCTGTTTCAGACGCTCGGGTCTGCGAATATTCTTGGATTTTCAAGAGATGCTGGAAACAATACCCTTTTCAGAGGGAACCCGTTTGCTGCGAAACTGCCCGGATTTGGCGCGATTGCGTCAACTGCCGCATTAGCGAGCGCTGGTTCCCAGTTATTTTCAAGCAATATTGAGAGCGTTAAATATGGACAATCCGCAGCAGGCGCTGTTGTCGGGTCTTACGCTGGCGGATATTTTGGCGCTGGTCTTGGCGCTTTAAGCGGGAACGCATTAATATCTGGCGCTGCTGGTTTCGCAGGTTCTTTCATTGGCGGCGGTATTGGCGCTTACGCAGGGAATCAGCTTCCTGTTTCCGGCAGCCTGTACACGATTGCTGATTTGCAGGCGCAGACGCAGGGCAATGCGAACAGCCTTGTCAAAGGCGCGTTGAGCCCGCTTCTGGTCAGGCCAACCGGTTTAAAAGCGTTTGCCGAACCTTTTGCCACAGCGCTCGACTTCGGCTTTATCGCGGGTCCAATCACGGAATTTCCGAAGCGTCTTGCCGGATTGCCGACGCGTGGAGACGTTCAGTCCACTCTGTCCAGTATCGCATTGGACGCCAGAAGCGGTCAGGGCGTTTTTGCCGGAAGCGGATACAACATTGCGCAACGGTTTGCTGCGACTGCATTCGCCCAGAGTGAAGGCATTGGCGGTCCAAATGCGCTGTACCGGGATCAGGGGATTGGAGGGTACACGACAAGAAACTCGCTTGCGGAAAGCGTTTCTGGCGTTGGAAAAGATTTCTACAACGCGCTGCGAGATCAGCATTATTCCAATCGCGAGATAACAGCTCTACAGGCTCAGTATGCCAGCGCTGTATCTGCTCTGTACGGAAAAGAACAGCAACAGTTTCAGGCGGTGGAAGCGGCTCAGATTCGAGAAGCGAACCGCGCATTTTTTGAAGACCCATCCTCTTCTATTCAGAGAGCGACTCGCGCTGTCGCGACGCAAACAGGCGTACAGTATCGCGTTGCGCCTCAGGCAGTTCGGGCGTTGGCTCAGTCTCTTCCGTCAGACCTGTCGATTGGCGCAGCCCCTTCCGGATTCTTTGAGAATCTGGCGAAAACATCTGGAGGACAAGCGTCATTTGGTCGTGGAATCGACAGATTCCTGTCTGGCGTTGGTCAGAATATTCGCAACTCGGTTGCCGGATTGTCTGGAAACTCGATATTCAGCGATGTAAAACGATCGGTCCAGTTGTCGGAAGCCGCAAAAACAGGCGCTTATGCCAGAACGCTTGGTTCAATCGCAACTGACGCAAGCAATACCGCAAGCGCAATCACGGGCGGTCGCGCTGCAAGAGGCGGATACGCAGGGCGAGATTACGGCGCTCAGTATGCGGCCCGTCAGGCGGCCATACAGGCGGATAGAACGTTCAGCGCCGGGAACAGGCTTCTGACGCAGAAGTTTGAAGAGGGACTATCGACGCTGACGGCCCCTTCGTATGGGAGCGTCAGGTTTGACTATCGCTCTATTAACGCCGCTGTTGCTGATTTAACGCCGGGGTCTGTTCTGCCAGAAGAATTTAAACAAAGATATTCGCAGGCGTATCAGCAGCAACTGGGCGTTTATCAGGGCAATGTCGCCAGCGCGCAACGGGACTTTGCTGCGTTCAGGGAAAACGCTCAAAGCGGCGCAAACAGGTTCATTCAGCAATTACGCTCTCGTTCGGCCCCAACCGCAGCGGGAAGGCTTGACGTTGAGACAGCCGCAAGCCGGATACAGACCGATCTGAACAGGGTTTTGATAAGACCCTCTCAGGAAATTGAAAAACTGACGAAGAACGTCGCTGAACTCTCCAAGCAGATGAACCCATCGACGGAGAACAGCTTTGCGTACTTTGTGGCAAAGACGGCGAAAGCGGCTCAAAGCGATACGCGCTTCTTCCAGTCTCAGGGCGTTCAAACGGCTGTCGCGGGATACAGGGCCGCAAACTATCAGCTTGAGACGGACAGACGTCTGGGGATTGTTTCAAACGAGCGGTACATTCGCGAGACGGCCTCAAATGACCGGGCTGCGCTTGGCCAGCAATATTCTCTCTACAAGCTAAATCTGTCCGATTACGAGAATCGAATCAATGCGCAGACGCAAACGCTTCGCGCTCCAACGTTCAATGCGCAGACGGGCCGATACGATTTACCGTCGCTCGATCGTCTGAATCAGGCGGATCAGCTTGAAAGAAGTTTTGGGTATTACAAGAGCGCAAACCAGCGTTATTTTGACGACCAATATGAGCGTCTGTCTCCAGAAGAAACGAACAGACGGGTTAAGGCGGCATTTGGAAAAGACTTCCAGCCCTATTTCAATGCGATTTTCAAGTCGGCTGTTCGCGGCGTAAACCCTGTTTCAGCTCTTGGGACGCAGTTCTCTAACTCGTTCTCGGCCTTGGGTGGTTCTGCAACGGCAAATCTGCTCAGCAATAACAAATTCGTCGGCGATATCTTCGGTCCGTTAATAGCTGGAGCAGCAAGCGGAGACATCCGGCAGCTTTCCAAAAACCTGTCAGCAAGATTTGGCGGGGGCGCTCCGGTTCCCGGTTCATCAGGCATTACGCTGGCGGGATTCGCAACGCCAGATATCGCCCAAAAAAGCATCTCGTATGGAACGATTGGGTACGCGGCATCCCAGCAGCTCGCAAATTACCTGAGCCCCTATCAGAATCAGGCGGTCGGCAGTATCGGGTCTCTGGCCGGAGGTCTGATTGGGTCTGCGTTTGGCCCTATTGGAACAGGCGTCGGGTCCGCTATTGGCGGATTGCTTGGCGCGGCTCCGTTTACGCAGAATCCGATTGGCGGCGGTCTGACAGGGGCTGCCGCTGGCGCTTTGGCTGGGTCGTTCCTTGGGCCGATTGGCGCGATTGGCGGCGGCCTGTTGGGCGGACTGTTCGGATTCTTGGGCGGAAAGCAATCGCAGCAGAAACGGGATGCGGATAGAAAGGCCAAACAGCTTGCAGCGTTTCAGGCGCAGGTTCAGGGTCGCAATTATGCGAAATCCTATCTGTCCGGCGGCGTTCCGTATGCGTCAGACCTGTTCAACGGATATGGCGATTACAGTCAGAAACTGAGCGCTTTTCAGGACTACATCTCGCCCAACAAGTTCGCATCCGTTGCTGGGTCTGAAATTTTTGATTCTCAAACGCTCAGTTACGCCAAATCCGCGTTTGGAAGTTACACCAATCTGTTTCAGCCGATTGAAAATCTGGCGGACAGATATCGGTCCGTCATTTCAAGGCCGGGTTCATTCCAAGGCGCAATCTTTGACGTTGGGCTCAGAAACGCGCAGATTCCAATATCAGGCGGCGCTTTCTCTGGCGGCCCCGCCTCTGATCTGCTGTCGTCTTTTTCAAACCTTCAATCCAGTCTTGGCCAGTACGGGTTCGATCCGACGCGCGGGAATCTGGCTTACAGCGTTTTCTCTGGTCAGTATCAGAACCAGTTGCAGGGTCTGGACTATCAGATATCGCAATCAAACCGGGACTATCAGAGCATATTGCAGTCCAATGCGCTGAGCGCAACGTCTCGCGGCATACAGACTGACATCACCAACCGGAATCTGTCTACGTTTGAGCGTGATTCCAGAAATCAGATTGAGGCGGCTCTTGGGACGCTTCAGAGACGTGAGAACCGATCCGCCACTGTCGCCCAACTGAAGGATGACCAAGCGTTCCAGCGGGACATTCTGACGCGTCAGGCCGCGCTACAATCAGGGACGTTCGCCTATCAGGCGCAACAGGACCAGTATCAGAGTCAGGATGCGCTGAAGTCTCTACAGGATTTGACTGCGTCGCGTACAATACTGGTAGACGCCTTCAATCAACTGGCTCCAAAACTGACGGATGCGTCCAGTGAGTTTTACCAGATGAGCGAAGCCATCAAGGAAGTGAATCAGCAACTTGAGCTGTTATCCCGGAACCTGAGGTAGTCATGAGCGGTCCTTCAGACCATTACGACAGAACAACGCTTCCGGCGGAGTCTCCGGCGGTCCCTATCAGCAGTCAGCCATTTGCTGATATCGAGACGCATTACAACAAGGTTTTGCGTGGAATTGTCGAACTCTGGGCGTGCATCAACGGCGCAAATGCAGGCGTAGACTCCAATGGGTCCGCATTGCAGGATTATAGCGCCAGCGCATCTTTGGGCTTGCTCCCCAGACTGACCGCCATTGAAGACCAAGGCAAGATTTCAGATTCTGCCGCGCTTCAGTTGGGGTCCGATTTGAGCGCTGGCGACAGGGGCGTCCGGTTCATTCTGGGTTCGCCGTCGGTATACAAAGAGCTTCAGTACAACAACGCGTCGAGTCTGTTCCGTCTGGTGAATCAGGATGGAGCGCTTCAGAAATTGCAGGGCGCAACGCCGACGTCCTCATCAGACTTTGCGACCAAGCAATACGTTGATGGCGTTATTACCGCAAGCGCGTTACAGAAATACGCTGTATTCTCTCCTCCGACTTGGGCATCAACAACGACGTTTACCATTGACGCCGGGTACGCCGCTGATTCAACAGGCTCAATCATCATGGGCCATGGCTCTCAAAAGACAATCAATATTTCGACAACGGGCTTAAATGGCGTTGCGGATTCAAATTCGTCAAAGGGCGTTAGCGGCGGGACGGTTTCAGTTACAAGCGGCTCTGCGGCCATCACCGGGTCTGGCACGACGTTTACGACTGACTTTATTGTTGGAGATTTCATTACGACAGCCGGCGGTCAGGCGCTCAGAATCACAACCATCACCAACAACACGTCAATGACGGCTGCTTCTAACTTTTCTTCAACAGAGTCTGGCGTTTCTTATCGTCGCGGCGGCGTTCGCGAAACAAATTCATGCGGCCTGAATCTGTATATGGTTTCAGACGCAGTTGGAAATAACGTCGGGTATCTCCTCAGCACGCGGAATGTTTTGAGTGGAGATACGCTGGTCGATTTGCCCATCATCCAGAAATCAGGGTCCGCTAGCGTTACGTCTGGCGCGAATACGATTACGGGTTCTTCAACGGCCTTTCTGACGGAATTTGTCGTGGGTCAACAGGTTGTCGTTAAAAGCGGGTCAAACATTGGCTGGGCGACGATTTCGTCTATTCAGTCCAATACGCAAATGACCATTACAGGAACATGGGGACTGACAGCGTCGAGCGCCTCTGTTTACGTTGCCATAGAGAAGTATCGACAGCTTCCTTTCAACACGCTTGTTGACGGCTCTGCAAACCTTGCCGAATTCAGATGCTCTGGTTTTCCGTGGAATACGGAGATTCTTTTCACAAAGTATGACGGTTCATCCCTATATACGCTTGTCAGCGCAAGCACGGCCGCTACAAATCAGACGTATGATCTTTGGGGAAACAGAAGAAGCCCAAAGCAGGCTGGCGTTGTTTTGATGAATATTCTGTGCGGTTTTGCGAACCAGACGAACGCGCCGGGATATTTCGCTGTTGGCGGTAATACGACAATTCTTTCGGCAGGTCTTTATTCCGTATGGCCGAGAACAACGACGTATAATGGACTCGGAAGCCTTTCGTATGGAAATGGCGTTTTACTCGCAAGCGTTGATTTAACGTCCACTGGTCTTGTTTATTACGTCTCTTCCAATACAAACGCTTCCGGATCGATCTCAATGTACGGATGGCGATACACGCTCTGGAAAGGCTGATGACTGTCTGTAGTTATATCGAAACGGCAATGAGAATGACCGGAGAAGTTCTGGTCATTTTAAAGTGCGCAAAAACAGGCCGATTTCTGGATATTCAGATTTCTGAGAATACGCTGTCGCCAGAGTTCAAAAAGGCGGTTGTTCGAGACCTGATTAATGGGACGCAACTCAGTAAGCCGATTGTGATGGCGTTTAGCCGGGATGTTATTTCGTCCAGTCCATTTCCGACGGCGTTTACGAATGAATTCAGAGCGCCGATTACGAATTTTGCATCCGACAACAGTTATTTTGTCGTTTCCGTTCTGGCCTCTTCAGAAGGAAACTCTGGCGGCGGGAATATAAAATCCATCGGGTTTTATTATGGAAGCGACGCTTCTTTAACTGTTGGGACAGGAACGCTTGGATCTGTTATCAACACATTAAATGTCGCAAAAACATCCGCAATCGAAGTGACGTTTCAGTACAAAATAACGTACGGATAAACAGATGCCGACAACTGGATGGAGATCACCCGGAACCGTTACGGTTGATACGAGTGTCGGCACTCGTGATTTTGTAAACCCGGATAACGTTAAAAATACGAGCGGAACGTATACAACAATCAATTGGTCTGGCGTTGGCGTAACAGCTCAGTCGTATCGTCTGAAAGCGACCAATTTTGGTTTTACATCCAGTGATATTGGCGATAACGATACGGTTGATTCCGTTGATTTCAAGTATGAGAGATATGAGAACTCAACGACGGATAACCTCGATACATATGAAGTAAAACTGATTGATTTTCTTGGAAGTGTTAATACAACCGAATATGCAAACACGACTAAATGGCCTACGACGTCAACGTTTGAAACCATTTCTGGAATGGTTTTTGATGACGCGACAATAGGCGATTTTGTACAGAATTCTGATTTCGGTATTGCGTTTCGGGTTGAGTCAAAAACCGGAACAACGCCCGCCGGAAACCTGAGAAGCTTTCAGGTCAGAATCAACTACACGGTAAATACAACGCTTTCTGGAGTTGCGAATTTAAATGGCGATGCGACGCTTACGTGTTCCGCTCGCGTAAAACCGACTGTTTCGCTTCAGGGCGACGCGACTTTATCGGTTGCAATCACAAATCACGCAAGCGCAACTTTGTCTGGAACGGCGACGCTGACGGCTGATTATTCTCTGGTTAATTATTATACAGAGCGATTTTCAACCGCCGGAAGCAATACGTTCAACATTCAGTCAAGCGCGTCTTCGTTCAAGGTCTGGCTCATTGGAGCGGGTGGCGGCGGTGGAGGCGGTTCCAGAAATACGGCGTCAACAAACAGGCCGGGTGGTAATGGCGGCGCTGGCGGAGGGGCGGCCTATAAAGAGTGGACAACTGCATCCAGCATGATATCGGATAACTCCGGGTCGTCTTCCGTATCGTTTACGATTGGTTCTGGCGGGTCTGGTGGAACAGGAAGAACAGGATCGACAGGAGACGGAACCAATGGAGGCGCTGGCGGTAACTCGACATTCATTGGTCTGACAGCCAACGGGGGCGGCGCTGGCTTGGGTGGCGTCGCTGGATCCTCTCCGGGCTCTGCTGCTACAGGCGGTTCTGGTTCTGGCGGGTCAACCAACATTACAGGCGGTAGTGGCGGCGTCAGCACTGTATCAACAGGCGGGACTCCGACGGCGGGTTCAAATGCGTCTACTGCTGCGGTCTTTGATGCAATCGGCATTTCTGGCGGGGCTGGAGGCGGAGCCGGAGGAGGTCTTGGCGGCGGCAACAGCGCATCCGCTTACGCAAGCGCGGGCGGCTCGAACGGTTTATCGTCCACGCGTCTGAAGTCAGGTGGAACTGCCGCATCAGTTGGCGGCGGCGTTGGCGGAAATGGCGGGACGTGGACAACCAGCGATTTTGAACCCGGAGCAGGCGGGGGCGCAGGCGGCGGTGGGTATAGTTACGGCCATGGCGGCGGGGGCGCAGGCGGTACAGTTGGCTATCCCGGTTCTGGCGGAGGCGGCGGCGGTTCAGGAACGAACGAAAACGCTGGAAATGGTTCTGCTGGCGCAAATGGCGCATGTTATATCTCGTACGTTATCGTCTATATTCCAAAATACGGGTCGGCTTCCATTCAGGGCGACGCCACCCTAAGCGCAACTGCAACGATTATTTCAAAAGGAACAGCGTCCCTACAGGGTGATGCAACCTTATCCGCGACAGCGTCCCAGCTTGTCAAAGGAACCGCATCCATTCAGGGCGATGCGTCCCTGTCCGCTTCCGCATACGTGACGATAACGGGCGTTGTCTCTTTGCAGGGAGACGCCAGCTTATCAGCGACTGGTTCGTCTATCTCGCATTCGTCCGTCAGTTTACAGGGCGATGCGTCCCTATCCGTTTCAACAAACCTGATTCTGAGCGCCAGCGCATCCATTCAGGGCGACGCAACCCTGTCATGCCAATCCAATCTCATTTTCCATTCTGCTGCGTCATTACAGGGCGACGCCTTTCTGTCCGCGCAGGCTGGCGTAACGCTCTCGGCGTCATGCTTGATTCAGGGCGACGCATCCCTTTCTTGCTCGCAAACGGTTTTAACGCTAGCGACTGTTTCGCTTCAGGGCGACGCGTCCTTATCCGCAACGGGTTCAATTCTGGGTTCCGCATCCTGTTCAATGCAGGGTGATGCAACCATTTCCGTTATTGCGACCGTTTTATCTCTTGCACAAGTTAACTTCATAGGCACTGCATCTGTAGACGCGCTTTCAACTGCTTTGGCGAGCGTTTCGATTCTTGCCAATGCGACGTTGGGCGCGTCTTCAGTTTCTTTGTCTTCTGTTCTTTTGCAGGGAGACGCCAGTCTTTCAGCGCAAGGGTCTTCGATTTTAAGCGCCGTCTGTTCCATTCAGGGCGACGCAACGATTACCGCATTGTCCAATCTTTTCGGCAGTTCTTTCTGTCAGATGCAGGGCGACGCAATCCTAACGGCGATTGCGACCCAGATTTATCATAAGGCGTGCGACATACAGGCAGACGCATCTCTTGTATGTTCAGCCCGTATAGCGCCATCCATAGCCATTCAGGGCGATGCGTCCATTACGGCGGTTTCCAGCATCATTCTTTCCGCCAGCGCGGCGATACAGGGCGACGCCAGTCTATCAGCCGTCGCATCGGTCAGTTCTTCTTCTTTCGTTTCGCTTCAGGGTGACGCAACCCTAACGATTGTCTCAAAGTCGATTTCAAGCGCGTCCATTTCCGCTGACGCAACGTTATCAGCGCAGGCGAGCGTTTTATGTCTTGCGTCGTCTGACGTGGTCGCTTCTGGTGGTTTGACGGTTTCCGCCTCTGTTTATGCGTTCGCGTTCGTTTCGCTTCAAGGCGATGCGTCTCTATCCTGTTCCGCCTATCAAATAAATAGCGGCGTTTGTGATTTGTTTGGTTCCGCCATGCTGGCGTGCTTGGCCCATTCAATTACGCATACGCGGTTTGTCAGGGGCGTTGAGCAGTATGAACTGCCATTGGGATCAAAATATGCGAAAATGATTTCAAGACGCGTGATTGTTGCGCGGTCAGAACGCATTCCGTTCCACTATATGAATTAAGGAGAGATCCATGGTTGCTTTCAGTGATTACCTTGAGCGCAAGTTGCTGGATGCAATCCTGCGCAACACGAGTTATGCGGCCCCTGCAACGATTTATCTGGCGTTGTATACCAGTTCTCCGACGGACACCGGGTCCGGCATTGAGTGCGCTGGCGGGAGTTACGCCAGAAAGGCTCTTGCGTCCGGGTTTCCTGCCGCGTCTGGTACAACGGGCGCTGTAGCAAACTCGGCGAACATTACCTTTACGACGGCCACAGCCGCTTGGGGAACTGTCACCAGCGTGATGTTGCTGGATGGAGACAACCAGAAAAACTTCACCAACGCCAACATCACCACCGGCACGGATCAAATCACGATCACGTCTCACGGGTTTACGACGGCGGATCAGGTGTCGATTTCCCGTCCAAACGCAACCGGAACGTTTCCGACTGGCATCACGGAAGGCGCTGTGTACTTCGCTCGTTCCGTTGACGCCAACACGATTACGTTGCACCCGACGGCTGCGGACGCGAGCGGCAACACGAACATCGTGGATATCACGGCGGCGGGCTCCGGGACGTTCTACATCAACAAAGGCAACCCGCTGTTGTATGGCGACTTGGGCTCATCGCAGGCTGTTGCGAACGGAAACACCTTCCAGATTGACGCTGGCAATCTGACGGTTACCCTGTCGTAATGAGCTTCACGCGAGTTTTCACCATCGAGAAGTCGTCTGACGAACAGTTCGATTTCACCATTGAAGTCGTGATCAAGGATCCGGCTGCAACAGCGTTGGACTTTTCGTCGGCGACCATCTCGGCGGTGAAGGACTCGGATAGTTCTGACGCAACGTCTGACGTCATTGACGCTTCCCGTACCAGCGTATCTGGAAACAAGATTACGTTTGGGGTCAAGGGGGGCGTCAGTGGCCAGACGTATCTGATAAAGGTTCAGGCGGATGATGGAGACAGTCAAAAGCCGTCCGCTTGGGGAACGCTCAGTATTAACGATCCGACGACGTAAGGAGGCGAAATGGCAGCGCCTTATGGTCGTCTTACAGTCCTGATAGACAGTGTTGATTATACGGACTATCTTGTACCGGATTCTTTTACGCTGACGACTCAGGCGCAGTATGGCGTAACCAAGACGCTTGAGTTTTCACTGAAAGAGATTCCGGGAACCTTTCAGGTAGAAGGCGGAAAGCGAGTTGATGTGTATTTTCGGAACTCAGTCAGTCCTGACTTTACCGGATATCAGACCCGTTGCGAGCCCCGTCGTTACGCCCCTTCTACGTGGCGATACGATTGCGTCTCAACCGGTCTTGAATCCATCTTTTCCCGCAGACAGCTTTTCACGACAATACGCGGCCTTACCTACGCCAGCGCCTGTCGTTTGTTATTAACGGACGAATCTCAGACATACCCCTTCCAAATGTCAGCAACGGTAGCTGACCCGCATCTTGTTCTTCAGGACGAGATGCCTTTTTATGCCATCAATGGCGCGTTTCCGTTTGAGGTTTTGAATCTCATCGCCAATCTGACAGGGTCTGTCTGGCGAGTGATATCAAGCGCGAGCGGCTTTCAGCTCGAATTCGTTGACCCGACGCGTTCCTATTCCGGTTTTACGCTGACGGAATCCAGCCATTCCTTTCGGTGGGATTCGTTCAAACCGACGATATCACTGGATGCGGTCATAAATTCTCAGTCCGTCAGAGGGTCTCAGGCTGCGACAGACGCTCTGGACACGGCGTATTTCAGGGGGGACGGCCTGTCGAGTCAGTTTAACCTTCCGACGAAGCCATTCGACAATACGGCGTCTGTGATTGTTTTTGACAGTTTCAATTCCCAAACTATCAGTGAGTCGTACTGGTTTGAGTCTGACAGGACAGGTGATTACGTTTACGCTGATGGAGACGGATTCGTTCAATACACAGCCAGCGCAGGTCAGTGGGTTGGATTGATATCAACTGGACTCGCGTCCCGTTCATCTGCGCCAATGACGACCATTGATATCACATGGGTTAGCAATGGCGTCGCCATGATGGGCTTCACGGAGAAAAACGCAGTCGGCCTGAGTGATGTTTCGTTTTTGGAGGCGGGACTCTACATCGATGGAAGCGGCGTCGTTTACACCGTTTCAAACGGAGCCATCATTTCGAATACGGGACTGACGCTACAGGCGGATACGCAATACAGATTCAGGATTTCATGCGCCAGCGCGGGTGGATGTACGCTGAAATACCAGACTGGTTCTGATACATACACAAGGAACTGGACAACGCTGGCGACCAGTACGGCTGGATCCGCCCAGACGTTGGCGACGGCTGTCATGTCCTATTCCGCTGGCATTTCGCTTGCCATGGTCAAGACGGTCACGCCTTATCTTGGCGTCTTGCTTGAGGTTGATAGAGGCGATGGATTTCAGCAGGAAGAGGTTGGCGTTTATCCCATCGATGAAGACGTTGACGCTGTCATCATGGAGGGCTCGACGCTGGCGTTTTTCGGGAGTGATCCCGGGCCGAGTACGATACCGCCGACGCCGGACTGGAACGACGATCCAGATTTCAAGAACATCCGCGTGACGTACCGGCGCGGCGTTAACATCTTTGCGACCTATCAGGATGACGTGAGCATCGCTAATGTAGCCGCTTTATACGGGTCTCCTGATGATGGCGTCCGGGAAGGTCCTGTCATTCAGGATGAATCCCTGACAACATATGAGGCTGCTCTTGCCAGAGCGAGATCAGAGGTTCTCAACCACGGCTCTGTCATTGAGCGCATCATGGCGCAGACGACGTTCAATATCCTTCTGGACGCTGGCGTATCGTTGCCAGTTGCAGGGGATTGCGCGCGATACGACGTCACAACCCCTGTAACGTCCTATGTCATTTCAGGCGATATTCCCATCCGTAAAATCAGAATCAGCGCAAAGAGAGGCCTGAATGATTTGTCCATCATCACGGAAGCAGGCGGTTTAAACAGAGGGTTTCAGTCGGTTCTGCGCGCATTGAGCGATAGCGGAAAATTAATCAGCATCAATGAAAACCAGATTATTTATCTTGGGAAAACGGTTTCAGACCCGGTTTCAATGGCGGAAGAGGCGACGTCTTTTGGAACGGGCGGAACGAGGACATGGGGAGACAGCCGTCTCTCGAAAACATTTACGGCCAGTACGTCAACCGATTTGATTACGCTGGCGACCAATCTGTTTGCGACTGGAGACGCGGTCCGGTTTGAAACGACCAATACGCTTCCGTCTCCATTGAGCGCATCAACGGTTTATTATCTGAACCGTCAAAGCGCAACAACGTTCTACGTTTACGATACGCTAGCGCATGCTCAGTCTGGAGGAGCGACAGGCAGGACGGACATTACGTCTATTGGAACCGGGACGCATACCGTTCTGGCGAGTGGATGGCGATACGGAAACCATCGATGGAACAGCTTCATGCCTCAGGTGGAAATAAAAGCGGAAGCGATTCTTTCCGTATGGGCGAGAAAATATCGTAAAATTGAAATGATTGGAGAAGCAGTTCTCAATATCATCGGGAGAATTTTGTAGCCTTGGAACTCGAAATTCTGAATCTGATTCGATGGCTTGAAAAGACGGGAGTTCTGCCAGCCGGAACGGCAGCAGCGTTGATTGTTTTTTGCGCGCTTGTTATCTGGTTTGGAAAGACGCAGTCGAAAGATTTCAATCGCGCCATCAAAACGATGAACGAAGCGCATCAGGAATCTATCTCCGCGCTGAAGGATTCTCACGATGAAACGTTGAAAGCGGTCAAAGAGCAGGTCGAGATTGAGAAGAGAAGCAACTTGGCGTTTGAGCGTCGATATGACCAGCTTCGGTCTGATACGTCCCTTTTGCAGAGTCAGGTTGCTGAAATGAACAAACAGGTTTGGGGAGAGGTTCTGGGCTATCTTCGGAACATCAAACCATGATAGGATATGTTCATGGACATCAATCTCGATAGCCCGATAGTTCCAAACGGCCATTTTACGTGGCGTGAATATTTAACGCTGCGCATGTGGAACACGACGGCGACCATCAAGAAAGAAGAGATTGAAAACGCGATCTTCCTGTTCGAGAACATCGAGACGCTGATTCGACGTCCACTCGGAAAACCGCTCATCATCTCTTCCGGCTATCGATCGTTCGCCTACATGAAGTATCTCAGGAGCATCGGGATTCCGGCGGCCCTGATGAGCGCTCACAATTCAGCAAGGGCCGTCGATTTGGAAGCGCCGCACGGAATGACGAATGAAGCATTCTGGAAGTTCTGCGACGCCAGATGGCTTGGCCGGATGGAAAATCTGAAACATACTCCCGGATGGGTTCATCTGGATACGCTTCAATGGGGTAAAAAGATTCGGTTCAATCCATAATCAGGAGAAAGAAAATGGGACTTGGATCAGTTATTCAGAATCTGGCTGTAAAAATCGTTTTCAATAACAAGGAAAAACTTCTTGCTTTATTTCTGAAGCAGCTCAATGATGGTTACGCAAACGATCGTCTTGCGATTGCGCGGATGGTCGTTGACCATTTCCCTGATGACTGGAAGCAGACTGCAACGCCTGAAGAGACCGCGAAGGCGATTGACCTGACGAAGGAGTACGTCGAAAAGATGTATGTCCTGATTCAGGAAATGAAAAAAGCATAGAAATATTTGTTCAACTGCTGTTCTACTCCATCGTTTGTACATGCACGTTTCGGGCCTTTTTAGGCCCATTTTTTTTATTCCTGTTCCAGTTTGTTTTTTCTTTCTCTCAATTCGTCAATGTATTGTTTTAGTTTTTCGAGACTTTTTTCAGCGGAGTCCCGAAGCGATGGCGGCAACAAAATCAAATCTTCGCTGGCGTCTTTATACAGAGTGACCAGAGAGTTTCCGTATCGTTTTAATCTCTCGATATCCGTAAACGAATCTGGAGACGGCCTTTCTGGAGACAGGGTAATCACGTCTATCAGAATGGTTGGGCTTTGTTTTTCTTCTGGTTTTTTCTCCATCCTGAAAACGGGAACGGATTTTGAATGTTTCATGGCGCACATGGGTTTTGTCGTTCCACGCCAGAATGTCCATCCAACATACTCTGATTCATTGCACCAGAGATGTCGTATGCAGAAGTTTTTGTCAAAAGGGTTTTTATGCAGACCTTCAGAGATACAGTCGGGGCAATTTGAGAATTCTTCAGGAGGGATGTTCCCTCTGGCGCGCTCTCGCATATCCTGTATTTGGAATTGCATGTTCCGACGACTGTTTTGAACGTCTCCAAGGCCTACTTCTATTACGTCTGTTGATGTTAACCAGTGGCGGATTAACATCCTCGGAGTTTTTAAATCCATGAGACGCTCAACTTCTTCTGCGTTGTGTGATATTTCATCGTCCCACCGAAGAAGCTCTTTTCTGAGCAGGTCGATGAACGTTTTCCATTTCTTTTTTTTGAAATCTGGAGACGCCGTCAGCGCATTCGAGCGGACCGCAAGAACCGCCCGATGAAGCGTTTCAAAATAAAAAACGTTTTCATCCTGATTGACCGTTCTGGTTCTTCTGAAAGACGCGTCTGTCGAACGGCCTATCAGACTTGTGATGAATTCACTGGGTTTATCAGGACTGGAAACGTCGTACAGTTTGACGATTTTGTTCAGAACGCTGGCAGCAGGTTTGAATGATTCAGGTTTTTGAATTTCAGACATTTTTCATCCCACAAAAGTTCGACTGTTCCGGTTGGTCCATCTCGGTGCTTTGCGACGATGATTTCCGCAACTCCGGGCGTTTCTGTTTTTCGATTGTAATATTCATCCCGATAGAGCAGAAGGGCCATATCGGCGTCCTGTTCGATTGCGCCGGATTCGCGAAGATCTGATAGGCAGGGTCTCTTATCCACCCTCATTTCAACCGCTCTGGACAATTGAGAAGCGGCGATTACGGGCGACATGATTTCTTTCGCCAGCGATTTCAATCCTCTTGATACGCCAGCGATTTCATCGTTTCGATTCATTCCGATCACGTAGTCATCCGATCGCATGAGCTGGATATAGTCCACCATAACCATTGCCAGATGGTTGTGCTTCATTTTCATTCGTTCGCAAATCAGCATCATTCTGGACGGCGTCATGAGGCTTGCGTCGTGGATGTACAGGGGCGAGTCCGATACGCGCTTTTTCCAGTTGATGATATGGCCGTATTCTTCCGGGCTGATGGTCCCGCCTTTGATTTTGTTCGACGGGATTCCGGTCTGAACGGATATCAGGCGGTAATAGAGTTCCCGTTCTGACATTTCCATCGAGAACAGGATGACGGGTTTCTGTTGGTTGATAGCGTTTTCGTTGATGACGTTGAGCAGAAAGGCGGTTTTCCCCATGCCGGGCCTGCCGGCAAGTACGACCAGTTGTCCCGGATGGAGGCCTCGCGACATCATGTCCAGCGCTTTGAATCCAGTTGCGTGACCAATTGCGCTGTCGGGTCTTTCCATGGTCTTCTGGATTTCATTCAGAATAGGGTCTATCGCCTGAGAAAACGTTTTGAAATCGCTTCGGCTGATTTCGCGGTCGCTGATTTCAATCAGGCGATGTTGCGCGCTAGAGACTGCGATAGCGCTATCGGATTCACGAAGGGCGGTTTCCCGTATTCGGCTTCCGGCGTCTGCAAGCAGTCGTCTGGTTGTCAGAGAGCGAATCGTTTTGCAGACGTCAACGACGCTTTTGTTCGAAGAAATCAGAACGAGGTCGTCAATATGGCCTCTTGAGACAGTTTCCCCATACGCGCCGTCTCTTGCAAGCTGGTCAATAACGCTGGCGATATTAAGGGGCGAGCTGTTTCGCCAGATGGCGTAAGCCGCTGAAAAGATGGCGCGATGGCTGGGCCAGTAGAAGTCATGTTCTTCCAGCATGCCGAAGATAAGGCCAATCTGGTCGTCGTTTAAAACGAGCCATCTTAAAATAAACTGTTCCAGCTCAACGTTTGTTAGCGCATCGTGATGTTGCTTGCTGCTGGCGCGGAGTTGCTCAGGAGACAGAGAAGACGCGTTCTTCAGGCTTTCGACAATAACGTCCCGACTGACGCCGCGTTTGAGGCATTCGTTGCAGTCCTTGAATGGAAGCCGAACGGTTTTGCATCGATAGGGTCCAAGCGTCAGGGAGATTTCACGGGCGGCTTCCTGTCCCTCGTAGTCGTCGTCCATCGCCAGAAGAATCAAATCATACTGGTCGAGACGCGAGCGTTCGTATTCGGCCCATTGTTGCTTGTCGCCTATACCGCCGCCAAATGGAACGGATAGCGCTTGAATATCATATTCGTAGAAAGACAGAGCGTCTATTTCGCCTTCGCAGATAACGATGCTTCTGCTTTCCCGTGAGAGCGCCTGCCAGCCGAATAGACATGGCTCGCTTGTTTTACTGGAAATAAAGGACTTTTTCAGTCCGTTGCGATCCAGATCGAGTCGTTTCCAGTGGATAAGCTCTCCATCGCGCAGATAGGGGAAGGTAACGGAGTGGTCATTCCAGACGATTCCGAACATGTCGATCGTTTCTCTGGTGATGAGGCGCGATTCGAGATAGTTCAGACCGTTCTTTTCCTGAAGGTTGTACTCTGGCCACTCAGGTCGTTTGTAGCGTCTCAGTTTCTTTTCGTACGCTGGAAGATTCAGGTACTGGCGCATGTCGTCCATTGCGTCGATCATGCTCATGTTCTTGGCGTTCTTCCAGAGATCGATGATGTCTCCGCGTTCGTATCCGTTGGCGAAGTCGCACCAGACGCCGCGTTTATTGCCAGACAGTTTGACCTTTAGGGAGTTTCCAGCTTCTCCGCCAGTTGATCCAGCGCAGAATTCTCCATTCCTGATGACTCCGTTTGGAAGCAGGTATTCTAGAACGCCTTGCAAGTCCTGAAGGAGTCTGCCTTTTATTTCAGCCAGATTCATAATGGCCTTTCAAACAACGTATTTTACCTGTTGCGAATATATTTTCGAACTGTCGCTTCTCCATGGTTCTACTCTCCAGACTCCCATCAGTTGCCCTGTTTTTGAAGAGGGGCATTTTTCAACGTTCCCCAATGTAGAGTGCCAGACTGCTTCGTATATGAACGAATGGTATCTGCACCAGATAGAAACGTACTGGTACTGTTTGTATGAGGTCTTTTGGAAGTCTCCGTAAGGGGTTGAGACAAACTGTTTATTTTTCATCTTTTTCTTCTTCTGCGGACGCCATCATAGCGAAGTAGTCCGGTGCGCTAGCGTTCGGGTTTCTTTTCAGAAAGTCCGTGAAGAGTTCAAGATGAGCCAGTATAGACCTGTTTGCCGTTTTGAGATTTTCTTTCGCTCCTTCTTCCGTCATTTCGATGCTGACGTGGCAGATGCAAATGGCGAGCGCGGTTGTAATGAAGTTGATAACCATTATTTCGTTTTTTCTTTCTTCCCCGATTGCGTATTCTCCCTGAGAGAATATTCGTTTCAACTCAGGGGTCATTTCGATATCGTCCGCCATTTTTTCAGCAATGTCATATAGAAACAGACCGGAAAAAAGAAATGTTTTTATCATGTCAACCGAGTCGCGAATAGTTGTCATGTTTTTTCCTTAAACAGAATTCTTTTGAAATGAGAATTTAGACGCCCATTGCATAATGGTCTTTTTATCCGCTTGTGAAAGACCCGCATTCAAGAGTTCTTTCCGGTAGACATTTTGCGCAATGAAGCCTCTTGTTCCAACCGCTTTAGCGGCGTCATGAGCGGATGCGCCTCGTCCCATAAGGTTGATGATTCTATAGCGGTCTTCCGTTGTCAGCTTTTTAGCGAATGGATTTTGCAATGCGCAAACCGATTTTTCTTCGCTGAATTTGAAGGCACCTTCCAGTGTTGTTTTAGTGATATCGGCCGGTTCGATTTCTTTGTATGTTTTCCTGTTTACGACAGAAATGAACGACAGTTCTGACAGGTTATATCGCTTACAGAAGAATGACCGCGATACATAGAAATTTCTTTTCAACAGAAAATCAATTTCACCTAGCATATATTTAATGTACTGCTTTTTTTGCTTCCGGTTAAAACGAAATTTTTGTTGATGTAGCGAAACAGGGGATTGTCATCCTGCATAAACGCCGTCATCCTTAAAACAGGCTCTCTTTTTTGCGTGTAATAGAAGTTGTTTTCAGCTTTAGTCATAAAGCATGGATGTTCTGGAGAAATTTGATATCTTTCAGAAAGTGGCAAATTAATATTATTCGCTCTTTCAATTCTTTTTTCTTGAATGGCGTCATAAATTTCGTTTGTTTTCTGTTCAACTCTTTTGCGTTCAGCGGCAGGCGTACTAACTGTTTTTTGCTCTAAAAAGTTTTCAGTATTTTCATGTTTTTCAATCTTTTTAATTTCCAAAACAGGCTCAGATTTTTTAGGTGCGACCGTGTTTTCTCCATCTGCCAAAATGGATTTAACGATGGAAGAGATTTCGCTGTCGTTATCTGTTTTTACGATGATGACTGTCGGCATTTCTTTCTCCAATTAGTAATCTGAAGGGAACATCAGCGTCCATCTGTCTCGTTCGTTCAGGACGCACCAGACAAGTCCATATGGACTCGTTCTATTTTTTAGAATCGCGCTGCTTTCTTGTGGAGAATGAGGACTCAAACCCGTTAGAACCTTCATCAGTTCTGATTCAAGCGCGGGTTGGGGGATACAGCCGTTACTGTCTTTTGGAAGATTTTTAACGACCTTGTCCCATAGGGAGATGGTGATTCGGTCAACAATTTTGTTCATGACAGACAGGTTCAGATTTGAGATAGGAACCAGCACGCCATCTTCTACAGCCTGATCATCCGTATACGAATAAATGATCGGCATTGATTCATCCATCATGATGATGTCCTCTATATATATTTCGTCTGATTGATTACACGTTCCACTGGATAGTCTGAATTCTAACTCCGCCCTCCTTGCGATGTCAATGAAGTTCTGCTCTTCTTCAAGCTCTGACGCTCTTTTGTCCGCATTTTTAAGCCAGTCTAACCATTGTTTGTCATTATTATCATCCGCTTGTTTTTCCCATTCGTTCGGCATTGCCATGACGAATCTCCACTTTTTTGACGTGAGGCGAAATCTCGTCCGCGAAGAAAGATTCTTCTTCGTTCGCTCGACGTAATAACGCAACGCCTTTTATCGCTCGCGTAATGGCGACGTAGAGCAGTCGTCTTTCTTCTTCTATGTTCAGATTGTTCTTGTGCGGTATCAGTTCTCCCCCCAGTCCGGGAATAAAGACATAGGGCCATTCCAATCCTTTTGAGCGGTGGATTGTCGTGATAGCGACGACATTTTCAGTTGAAGAATATTCTTTAGAGAATTTCTGCATCTCCTCTATTTTTTGAATGACTTCCTGAATCGATTTATTTTTTGATAGTTCTTCCATCATGCTGATTACAGAAGACGGTCTGACGTCAGAACTGAGAGATGCGTTGCTATTCGCCCATCGGGTCATTTCAATTGGGTTTCCGGAGATGTCTCCGATTATTTCGCTGGCGCTTTTTGTTTTCGCGTTTTTGTAGAGCGTTTTAATCTGCTCCTGATAATTTGCGACGAAAGCGTTGCTGAACGCCATGCAGTCGAATGACGAATAATCGAACCATGAATTGATTACGCTGGCGGATAACTTTCTGTATGGGCGGTTCGCCAGTTCGCGTATCAGATTGATATCCGTCGGATTAATCGCGAGTTTCAGATAGGACAGAATGGTTACGATTTCGCTTTTCAGAAAGAAGGATGCGCCATCCGGAACCCGGTATGGTATATCGGCTTCCATCATGGCGATTTCAATCAGCGGCTGTTGCATGTTGACGCGCATCAGAATAGCGACGTCTGAATAGAGTCCGCCTTGAGATGCGTAGTTTCTAATTTTGTCCGCCAGAATCTTCGCTTCATGCTCATTATCTTGCGCAATCAGGACATAGGGCTTTACGTCTGGAGAGATTGTATGAATCATTGTTTTTTCATATCGTTCGCTGTTGTTTTTGATGAGCCCGTTCGCTAAATCCAGAACGAGTTTCTGGCTCCTGTAGTTGTTGCTCATGTGAATGATTTTCGCATTTGGATAATGATTCTCGAATTCGCGGATATAGTGAGGAGAGGCTCCCCTGAAGGCGTAAATGGACTGGTCGTCATCTCCGACTGCGATGATATTATTTTGCGGCATTGAAAGCATCTGGAAGAGTTCATGCTGACATTCGTTGATGTCCTGATACTCGTCCACGATTAAATGCTGATAGTATTCCTGAAGGCGTTCAAGACGTTCTTTGTTCTGTTTGAACATGATGTACGCGCCAAGAAGCATGTCGTCCATGTCGATTGCTTCCAGTCGGCGTTTGTTTTCTTCGTACGAGATAAAGCATCTGTCCAGTTCGCTTGCGGATATTTCGCATTCATTCGCGAATTGGTCTCTTATGGATAAATAGATGTCATAACAATCCGTGTCTTTTATAGGCATTGGAGTCGCCAGCGCATTCTTCATGACGCTAATGGCCCTGTAGACTGAAAACTCTTCTCCGTTTTGATATCTCGGTTTCAGAATTTCGTTGAGCGCTTTTTTTATTTCCCATTCTGGATATAGACGTTTGTATCGGAGGCCTGCCGCCCTCTGTATTTTGAGAAAAAGAGAGTGAGACGTTCCAATAGAGCACTCATTCGCGTACTCGCAGAAGTTAAACGTTTTCTTTTTAAGTTGTTCAGCGGCGTCTTTATTAAAAGCGGTCACGAAGACCCGTCTTAAATCCATTCCGATTTCAAACTTGTTTTTTAGATTCTCAATAACGCCGGTTGTTTTTCCAGAACCAGCGACAGAGACAACCAGAAGAGGGCCGCTATGATGTCTGGACATCTCTAATTGCGCGGGGTTCATTTGCATATGACAATTCTTCCTTTCCTTACGAGAACATTTCTGCTTCTTCCGGGATAACACTTTTTTCTGATGAGAAGATATTTTCTTTCCCCGACAAAAAGATACAAAGACATTTCGATAACTCCGAACATAAATCCATCAATCGGAATCATGATGTCTTTTGAGTTGTATAAAACAATTTCTTCTTTATTTCTTGGAAAAGGAACATTTATACTGTTTTTAATATCATCAAAAATCGGAAAACCGGCAGCAGGCCCGTATTCAAGAAAGTCTGTAACGTCAAACATTTTTTCTTGAATGTTGTTATTTGCGATAGTTTTTTTCAATGAAAGAACATATTTAATGTCCTTTAATTTTTTCTGTTTCATTTTCTTTTCTCCAAAAAAATGGGGAGGAATTACCCTCCCCTGTTTCGCATTGGGAATCAGAAAGGAATATCAGATTCCTGAAGGGCCGTTGAAATTTTTTGCTGAGTTTCTCCGTTTTCAGCCATCTTGATCGCTTCGTTCACAACATTCAGAATTCCTGAAATGTCATTGTCCGGGATGGTTTCAATCGTGAGCCCATCAACGAATTCTGACAGAATCTCGTTTGGTTCTTGCGACGCGCTTTTGGTCAATTGCCCATACCGTCGTACTGCGTTTCTGAGATGCGCTTCTTTTGACCGTCGTTGAGGCGTTACCGTCCTAGAAGGGGACGCAGTCTTCACAGATGCAGAAGGTTCTTCCGGCAAGGGGGGAATGGGGTCCGTACTGATAGATTCTGGCGGGGCGTCCACAGTCTTCACAGGTTCCTCTGGCTCCCCCGTGGGTTGCGCTGGCGTCTCCTTTGGACCAGAAGCATCGGTCGCACTGGACGAAGATGGTACGGAAGCCGCCCATTGCATTTCGATTGTCTGTTCTGGCGCAGTCTGGACAGACGATTCTGTAGTCTGGCATGACTCGTCCTCTGGTTCATCATCCGCATCGTCTTCAAAGACCATGGACGCTGTGACAGACCCGCCTGTCGGCAAAGAGGACACGAACTCTGGCGCGATTTTCAGACGAAGCAGATATTGTCGGTGCCCCTGCATCATGGCAGTTTCTTTGTACAGAACGAATTCCGTCGTCCAGAATCGCTCTCCCAACAGGTTTCGGTACATGTCAATCATGCCCTGAATGCTGTTGATGCTATTCCATGAGCTGGTTCCAATCTGGAAATAGCCCATAAACGGAAGATCGCACAGGATGACGCGCAGGTCCGCACGCTGCTTACAGATTTGATTCTTGCCGGTGAGGTATTCGCAGGGGCACTGAACCGTTTCGATTTTGTTCTTGGCCATTGCGCGTACAGCCGTTTCGCCATCGCCTTTGCAGAACAACGAGCCATTCTTGTAGGCCTTGTAGCTTGCGTCGAAGATGAAAGAGGCGGAGCGTTCAGGGTCTTCCCGGTTTACGTTCGGGAAACGAATGCGAAGCTCTTTTGGCTCAGTTCCAAGCGCCTGTTCAATTACTTCTGGCGGGAAGGAGGCGGTGTCGATTCGGAAGTAATCAACGTTTCGCCCGGGTGAAGACGCCGTCTTCTGCGTTCCAAGCCGAATGACGCCAGCGCGTGGGAGTCTGGCTGTTCTGTT